GAGCCGGTATATACGCAGGAGCGTACTATGCCAATATTATCTGTATGATGGACCATGTGTCATCTTTACGAATCGTTATTGATTTGAATAAAGACTGAACGACTTGCTTTCGGGTTGTTTGACTGAGCATGTCCCAGTTTTTCTCCAGCTGATTCAACGCCTCTCGCGCATCGTCTGCCGAAATGGAGGAAGGTGTAGCCGTCGGAAGTTCGGTTAGTCTCTTTTCCAACTCGGCTGCTCGCTCCATTTCTTCCCTCATGAGCTTCGCGAAATCCTCATATGGCATGTTGCCGTCGCCAAAAGCCATCTGCCATCGATTACGACGCATCTCGCTCTGTTTGAGTTGACGAAGGATCTCGTCGCGTTCGGTCGAGGATTCCTGTTGATCGTCCCAGGATAAAAGCTCGGGGATCAGGTGGGTTGAGTTAAAAAGCAGCTTTGTTAAGTTTCGCTCAGAAATACCGGATTGATCGCATGTCCCGTACTTCGCATTGTTCGTGCATTCATACCCGCGATATAACTGGTTTCCGCGCTTCTTGTTGTATTTGCCTTTATAATTCCCTCCGCACTTCCCGCATCGTATGATGCCGCTAAAGACATAATCATACGACGTTTTGGATGCCATTCCAGCTTTTCGCCGTTCCAGGAGTCGTTGCGCAGCTTCGAAAGTTTCAACGGATATGATCGGTTCGTGGCTTCCGTCAACTATGATCCGTTCATCGTCAGGTTTGCTCGCGTCCTTCCAATGTACCCGGCCGATATAGTGCCAGTTCGTCAGCGTCATCATCACCTTGTGCTGATCCCACTTAGCGCCCCGGTTGCGTCGCACTCCCATCTCATTTAAGCGCTTGGCTATGTTCGTTGATCCTATCCCTGCAAGATATTGGTCAAATATCCAACGTACCCATTTGGCCTCAGATGGCTTCACAATCAGTTTTCCGTCTTCCGCTCTCTCGTATCCGAATAGGGGGACAGTGATGTTATGCAGGCCCTTCTTTGCTCTAGTGCTCATGCCTTTTTTGACTTCCTCGCTCAGATTTTCGCGATACCATTGGGCGATTATTCCGAGCATGAAGACGAACATACGCCCCATAGCTGAAGAAGTGTCGAGGTGTTCTGTAACTGAAATGAACTTTACGTTGTGCTTTTCAAACAATTTCATGAGCTTGTGGAGATCGCCGACATTTCGCGTTAAACGGTCCAATTTATGAACCACGACCGCATCAATATTTCCCCGCTCGATCTCCGCAATGAGTTTCTGAATACCGGGACGTTTCAGATTTTTGCCGGAATAACCGGGGTCATCAAAATATCCAACAAGCGTCCAGCCTTCCTCCTGAATGCGTTTCAAGTTCCTTTCGCGTTGGGCATCCAACGAATGTCCTTCGCTGGCTTGTTCTTCTGTGCTGACGCGCCCATAGCCTACGGCCCTCATTATCTCATGCCTCCTTTTCCGGTCTGAAATGGCCCAGATATACGCCGCATATCGTCATTTGATTGGGTTGGACCACAATGGTTTCGTAACTGTCGTTGGCCGGTTCCAGTCTGATCATTGGGGATTCAAGGGACCAGCGGATCCTTTTTAACGTCCCTTCTTCCTGATCATTGATAAGGGCCGCTACAATCTGTCCGTTGTAGTCGGCCCAGGATGCTTTCTTGAAGTACACAATGTCCCCATCTTCGATCCCGGCGCCGATCATGCTGTCGCCCTTCACTCGGAGTGCAAAATCTGGCTGCCGTTTTCCCATCAACGGATACCTTACGTATTCCTCAATATTTTGCTCCGCGAGCAGACCGTCACCCGCACATATCGTCCCAACGACAGGTATGTCTTCTGAGGACCTTCCGATCCCTAAAATGCGTTCAATCGTGGTATCCAAAGCGTTAGCATAAAGACCGACATCGTTTATAGGAAATTCTCTTTGCCCGTTTTCGTATCTGGATAGTGTGGATTTAGCCACACCAACTCTCCGTGCAAGATCATCAAGCGACCAGCCTTTGGCTTCGCGCATTTTTTTAATCTCCATAATCACTTCCTTCGAACTTCTCACTCCAATCACCTCGGGAACGATTTTATCATAATTGTTCCAAATAGGCAACAAAAATATACGTTCGCATTTATCCGTTGACAAACGGGAACAAAAACGATAATATAGGCTCACGAGGAGGTGAACAGTGGTGCACTTCAACCTGCAGAAACTCCGTTACGAAAGACTGTCCCGCCAGGTCTCACAAGAAGAAATCGCTTCCGCACTCAATATCTCTCGCTCTTATTATCATAAAAAAGAGACTGGCAAAGCGAAAATGACGGTCGAAGAATTCGCCAAAGTCGTTGAGGTCCTCGGAATCCCGGAAAATGAGATCCGAAATTTTTTTACCCTCAACGTTCCCAAACGGGAACAAAATACGGCGTGAGGTGGGCCGCATGACTGAGAAGCAAGCAGAACGCGGAGCGGATGGGAAGTTCGTCATTCGGTTCTCGCTTCCGAATTGGCTGGTTCGAAAAATCGTCCTTGAAGTGCGAGCGGCAAAAGAAGCTGCTGGAAGGGAGGTGACCACCGCATGAGCAAGCTCATTCTCAACCCGGAGTATCGCCTGTATGAGCGGAATGGACAAGCCTTCTGCAGCAGCCGGCAGGTGGCTGAGGAATTCGGGAAGAGGCACGCTGACGTGCTTCGGGCGATCGAAAAGATTACCGCCCCCACAAGTGGAGTGAGCGCCGAATTCAACGAACGCAATTTTGCGTTGGTTACCTACAAGGACGCCAAAGGGGAGCGCAGGCCCGAATATCTCATGACCAAAGATGGTTTTGCGATTCTGGCGATGGGCTTCACCGGCAAGAAAGCAATGCGTTTCAAAGAAGCCTACATCCGGCGCTTCAACGAAATGGAGACGTTCATCCGCTCGCTTCAGGCGGCCAAAATGGAGTTCCCGGCCTTCACGGACGCGATCATGGCGGCGCACGACGAGCCGAAGCATTACCACTTTTCAAACGAGATCAACATGATCTACCGTATCGTGCTCGGCATGGACGCCAAAGCGTTCCGCGAAAAGCACGGGCTGCCGAAGGGCGAAGTCATCCGGCCGTACATGACCGCTGAACAGATTCACGCGGTAGAAACGCTCCAGCGGGTGGACATCGGCCTCATCATCGCCGTACCGGAGTACGAACAGCGGAAACAGATATTGTCGCAGCATTACGAACGAATGAAACTCAAGAGAATCGCGTAGGGGAGGCGAACAACATTTTCTACGTCAAAGTAACCCTGCCGAACGGAAAAACCATCAAGCACCAACTGTACGACGACGAAATTTTCACAGATTGCGGCGGTTGTGGCAAGGAAATGCAGGTTGATACCGTGGAGTTGGCCGATTCCATCTTGAATTACGGCGGCGATCTTATCGGGACGACATGGTACTGCTCAAAAGAATGCCTGCATCGAGCGCGCAGTAATCTTCGAGTGATCAATGGGGGAGGGTTATCCAATGAAAACCAAATCTGTCGAGGAGCACATGGAGTCTCTGCGCCCGCGCATGACGGGCGATAGCGTAGATTGGGCGTACGTACTCGGAGTGGTCGAGTTCTACGCCAATGAGAGCGGCAACCCCGAAATCAGGCTGCAAAACATCCAAAACGCGATCAAGGCATTCGACCGGCTGCGCGAAGAGCGCAAACCTGGGGATCGGCGGGAGGGGACGAAATGCTAGCTGAATCCTGCGAGAAGCTATTGAAGTTGATCAATATCGCTCACACAAAGCGAGCAAGACGGATGTACTGGCGGCAGTATTACAACATGACGCGGAGGCTGCCGGAATAAAAAATAGCCGCCCAATGAGAGCGGCAAACACCAACTTATCAATCCCATCATACCACAGATGGGGTGGGAGGGGAAGTAAATGATCGACGTCAAGATAAACGCGGACACAAGCGATAAATTTGATCTTTCCATTGAACCTCAAGACCGCTATTGCCCGGCCGCGCTGCACATCAAACTTGACGAAGATGATGTTTGCATCGAAGTCACAGACGAACAACTCCACGACCTCTACGATACGTTGCAAGAATACCTCAATAGCCGGGGGCGGCTGGAATGATTAGCCTTGACCGTTTCGCGTATGGCCTTCCCGATCCGCAGGATGTGCCAGAAATAAAGGTCGGTTACTGCAACACTTGTCGGTCGGCCATCATGCAAGGCGACGAAGTGGTTGAACTGGACGGCGATCTCTATTGTGACTCCAAATGTCTGATGCGAAAACTCGGCGCTCGGTATGTGGGCGCGGGAATGGAGGATTGACGGTGTGTCTGACATCAAGGTGCGTTTGGTCCTCAAGCATGAGGATGGAAGATACCTAAGCTGGAACCCTGACCGTTACCCTTTATCTCCGAAACTCTCGGACGCTCGACGTTTTGTCAGCACGGAGGAAATCGCGTTGTTTCTTGAGACAAGCCCCTACAGACCGGAAGAAGTAGGGTTGTCTGCGAGTGAATTCGAGGTTCGGGAAATCGAAATCGAATATCGGGAGGTTGAAGATCATGCAGATTCGCAAGGCTGAACGCAGAAAGGCCAAGCTTCGCCTTGGTATATCGGCGCCATCGGGCGCAGGAAAGACATACAGTTCCCTTCTCATCGCCTACGGACTGACGGGAGATTGGGAAAAGATCGGCCTGATCGATACGGAAAATGGAAGCGGCGACTTGTACGCGCACCTGGGTGATTACCTCGTCTTGACACTTGAACCGCCGTACACGCCACTTCGGTACGTGGAAGCGATCAAGGCGTTTGAGTCGGCCGGCGTAGATTGCATCATCATTGATTCTCTTTCCCACGCATGGGCCGGTGAAGGCGGGGCGCTGGACATTCAAGGTGCAGCATCCGCAAAGAGCGGAAACAGTTGGTCGGCATGGCGCGAAGTTACACCGATGCACAATGCACTTGTTAACGCCATGCTACAAAGCAAATGCCATATCATCGCCACGATGCGAGCGAAGACGGAATACGTTCAGGAGAAGAACGATAACGGGAAGACGATCATTCGCAAGGTTGGATTGGCCCCGATCCAGCGTGACGGCATGGAATACGAATTTACGGTCATGCTTGATCTGTCCATCCAACACATAGCATCGGCGTCGAAAGACCGGACGGGATTGCTGGATGGGCAATATTTCACGCCTTCTATTGAAACCGGTCAGAAGCTTCTCGAATGGCTCGAACAAGGCATTGACCCAGACAAGCAACGTCTTGACCTGTTGGAAACGGCTCGGCAGAAGTGGAGCGAATGCGCTGGTAAAGAAGACAACGAAGGTTTCGTGAAGTGGATCAATGGTCGCAATAAGACCGAGGAAACAATCACGGTGGCGGAACTGCAGTCCTTGATCAACATTCTGGACGAAAAGCTTGCGAAGAAAGCGAGCGAACAATCCGATGAACCTTGATCAACACCTGAAAGAAATCACACGTCTCCGACGGGAGGCGGACAGCCTCCCCGAAGACAACCCGGCTGGCCTGATCAGAAAGATTGAACTGCTGGCGAAGTGCATGGTTTATGTCGGTCGCGTCTCAAGCGTCCTAGACGGCGAATACAAGCGCATCTACGCCGAGCGCAAGCGGAAGTATGCCGAAGCCTATATCGCGGCTCCACGGTCAAAAGAAGCGCATGCAGAGTTGGCCGTCGTCGAACTGCGGGAGAAGGAAGCACAGGCATATGAAGACAGCAGGCGGTGGCGGAATGCGCTGGACAGCCTGACAGAAGAAATCCACGCGCTCAAACTCAAAATGCGGATCGACTTTGCGTCGGAGGTGGCCGGAATTGATCGGATACTATCCCGTCCCG